TTGATTGCTTCTTTGCAAACTTAAGATCAATCCATTTCTTAGTCCAGTACAACGCAAAAAGAACGATGCAAAATGGAACTGCATCTGCCCATGAAATATTGTTCCATGCGTCTACTGGGTTAATTGCAAATAGCATCATTTTTTAAACTCCTTTTTTTCATAGTCATAGTTGGGGTGAGGTTCGGAAGGTACCCAAGGATTCTTAGATACGTTCTTGATAACAATAAATCTATCAGCAGCAAACGTACCTGCGATTTGAATTTCATAGTCATCAGTAGGCAACCAGTTGAAGGAACCATCCTTCTTTGTGTGTGCCATCTTCTCATTAATCTGATTAATTAGATCAGGAGTAAGTTGCATAGGTTCTGTATCAGACAGAACCCTTTCATCTGGGTCTAGTTTACCAATCATACGTCACCTTGTTTACGGTTTTCAGAGAAGTGAACATCAAACTCGCCACCTGGGTAACGTGCTTTTAGTTTGTCCACATTCATTTCGATGACCTCCTCAGGAGATACATCTAGTGCCATACATGCTTGCATAAAATACCACATGATGTCACCGAGTTCACGCTTCATATGGAACAGGTTATCTTCATTGACAGGTTTGCCTTGGAAGATAATCTTCTTTACTACTTCAGTAAACTCACCTGCCTCAGCAGATAGTCCCAGTGCAGCAGTCAACATCCTTTCTGTAGGAAAGTCTTGATAGTGCAAGTCTGCAATTCGTTCTGTAAATGCGTCTCCACACTTACTTTCTTTTGAAGTCACAGCATTAACGAACTGTGCATATTTTAAAAAGTCAATCATAGGAGAGGGCATCGAAAGGTTTGGATGAAGTGAAACGTTTGACTAGATTCTTTTCTAGATCTTCTTGACCAGAGTCAACGATATCAGTCTGAGCAGAATCTTCAACATCATAGAGTCGCATCTTCGCTCTGTCAATACCGACACAGAACCTTTTGTTCATAGTCGGATCATTGTATCTATTCTTTAACTGCTTGACCATGATCTGATTCATTCCCTCAAGTTCCTCAGTCGAGATAAGAGCGAACATAAGATCAGCAGTGGCAGGAAGACCAAAGGACTCACTCGTATCAGTGAGATCAACATCAGTACTCCCAAAACCAGAGCGAGTCGTTTGTGTCGCAGAGACAATGGGGACATTAGTTTCAACAGCAAGTCCCCTGAGTTCTTCAGCAATCGCTTTAACATAGGTATAAGAGTTAACAATAGATCCTTTGTACCTTTGAGAGGCACAAATGTTGAGGTAGTCTACAAATATAATATCAGGTTTAATACTTCTTTTTAGAGCAAGGTCAGCAATCAAAGATTTAAAGTGACCAACATGTGCCGAAGCAGTTGGATATTCTTTAATGATTAACTTGCCTTGAGTCTTCTTTCCTAACTGCTGAATCTTCTTTTCAAACATCATACGAGGTAACTCAGAAAGTTTCTGGATGTTGACGTTCATAAGATTAGCATCAATCCTTTCTGCAATCTTTTCTTCTGCCATCTCACAAGTGATGTATAAAACATTCTTACCTTGCAATAGCATACTTGCTGCGACATGACACATAAACAAAGACTTACCGACACCTGTGCCTGCAAGTGCAACATTCAAAGATTTGTTTACCAATCCACCTTTAGTGATCTTATTAAAGAACTCTAAGTCAAAAGGAATCTTATCTTCCTTCCGATGGTAGTAATCAAAACGATCGAATGCATTGTCCATGTAATCATGTCCAACGCTTTGATTAAAGGAAACTCCTAATGCTTCTGAGAGAATTTGGGGAATGGCACCCTTATCTTTCTTGGGATCTTGACCGTCAGCAATCTTGACACTCTCCATAAGAGATAGGTAGATCGCACGCTCTTGACACCACTTTTCCGTAGTATCAACGATCCAATCGTAGTCTGTGGGATCATCGGAAAGGACATTTAAAGTCTCCAGAACAGTTTTATATTGCTCGTCACTAAGGTCATTCCTTTCTTGACACTCAATACTAATGGCATTGAGAGATGGTAAACCATCATACTGACTGATGTACTCATGGATCTCCAGAAAGATAACCTTGAGAGTCTTCTCAGTGAAGTAGTCTACCTTCAGGAATGGAAGGACCTTGCGAGCATACTTCTCATTATAGACGAGATTACTAAGAATCGTGAGTTCGAGGGACATTAGAGATAGTGCAAATAGGTGCCAACGATGTACTTGTTGTTGGACTCAGGGGGTAGACCCGCATGTCTGTACTGCCAAGTAGATGGGAACAATAGTATCCTACCACACTTTGGTTCGATTGTACAGTCCAACTTTGGAAAATGTGTTTGACCTCCCATCCCGACACTGTTTAGATACAAGAAACAAACAAGGAAACGACGTGCGCTGTTGTAGTCTTGTACATCGACATGGTTCTTGAACTGGTCATGTCCATTGTTTTGATAATATTTTAATCGTAATTCTTCAAAGCAATACTTTGATGGAAAGTCTGGACCTAAATCCAGTTCTTCCATATAAATTTGTGTAGCATCAACGAAAGCATCCTCTAGTTTGACATGAATATCAGACCATAAAGGATCTTTTGCTCTGAGTCTATTTGTTAGATTCAGTTCCGTGAAGGAAGGTCGCTGCTCTCGATCAATATACTCACCGTTGGATTTTCCAAACGCTTCAAGTATCCTCTGACAAAGATCAGCGTCAACCAATTGATCATACGTTCTAACATAGTCTTTTAAATTAGTTGCCATACCTAAACTCTTTTGCTGCTGCTTCATCTAGTTTACTCATTATTTCTTCGGTGAAATATTTCTCAGGATTGGCAAGAATAGCAGAAGGATAAACGGAAGATTCCCCAACAACAACGCGATTCCCCTTCCGTTGGAAGACTCCATACTTCTCACCCAACTCCAGTAGTCCGTAATACCTGTCCAGTCCACGGTCGTAATAAAGACGTGTTTCAACTTGCGAGTTCTCCTTAGTTAAACGTGATTTAGCATTCTTACATTTGATAATATTACCAACTACTTCTTTACCATCCTTTTCTTTTTTCTTAGAGAGAAAGATGATACTTGAAGATGCGTACTTAAGTCCACTTCCACCACCCATTTCTTTAGTAGGAATGTAAGCACCTACAACATCATAGGTATGGTTAGTAACTAACATCGGAACATTTGCTTTACCCAACTTAAGAGTCAAAACTCGGAAGATAGACTTAACAACTTGTGCTCTTGTCATGTCACGAGTTTCTTTACCTTCCTCACTGTCAGTTACTTCTTTAGAAGTAGATAACATACCAAGAGAATCAAGAACAAACATCATAGGTTTCTTATCATCAAGTCCCATATACTTGTCAATGATCTTGATTGATTGATGTCGAAACTCTTGTACTGTAGTTACAGGTACAATCATCATACGAGTAGAATCAATACCCCTGTCTTCAATCATCTGCTTAGAAATAGCAGACTCAGACTCAAAGTAGATCACTCCTGCATCTGGGTTAGACTCAAGAAAATGTTGAACAATGCCAAGGCAAAAGAAAGTTTTGCCAGTGGAAGACTCACCCGCAATAGCAGTGATCTTATTCCCTGGTACACCCCCATAGATGCTTCCGCTAACGAGAGCATTAAAGATATAACTACCAGTGTCAATGAAATTACTAGTATCTCCTGCTGAAACTCCATCGGAGACAAGACTGGCATAATCATTATCAATTTCACTTGATACATCCTTTAGAAATGAGTTCACTCTTTGACCTCCGTCATAGTTGTAATAAAATTAGAACGTTTCATGGCACGCTCAAACCATTTTGCTTCTGATTCTTCCTTGAAAGATTGCTCTCTCTTATCTGGGATACCAAATGCTTTTTGATATGATACCACATATTTAGTTGTCATGCAAATAAAAACTCCAATGATGCTACTTTTTCATGTTTCCACCCGATAGTGTCCAAGATAACCTTTACAGGTTCGAGGAAAGACTTAGAGAACTGCAGATCATAGTCCACATGATTGTTAAGACCAAACTCTTTGGGGAAAGTGTTTAGGTAACTGATCACGTTTTCATTGATCTTGTTTGGAGTCTTCATGTACACAAACTTGACCTTTTCACCATCTTGTATCAGAGGATACTTGTGAGTCAATTTGTTTTTCTTGTTGTAAAAGTTGTACAACAAAGCACCACGAACATGAATAGGTGTGCCTTTGCTGTAGATAGTGGTCGGGTTCGCCCACTTATTTATTCCGTTGCATCCCCTTGGGAATGAGATGTCTTCAACTGGCAATGAACAGAACTCAGTCTTGAAGTCTTTGATAAACTTCTGTGCTTCTGCTTCACCTTCATTCATGATAATGGTAAAGCATTTACGAATCGCCTCACGACATGCCATAGGAGTAGAAGACTTAACTGCCTCTAGACCCATGATCTTAAGTTTGGGTGCTTCATAACGAACACCCTCACTGTCCCATACGTTGAGAATGTATCGCTTCTTAGCAGTCCATAGACCCTTTTCAGCAATGTTCTCACGCTTCATAATCATTTTCTGCTCGTAAGCGTTGACATATGTGGCGAGCGTTTGGTAAGAATCCGAAATATATTTTTCAAATTCCACCTCACACACCTTGTTAAGGAAAGTAACGACCCTCTTAACATCCGTTTCTCCGCCCTTGAATACACCTTGGACCAGAGGACCAAGATTAAGGTAGATAGAATCAGTATCAGAAGCAATAACATAATCATCTCCATCAGTTTTAAGTACCTTGTTGAGGTACTCGTTCATTTTGTTTTCAATCCATCGAATACTTACTTGCCCAGAGAGAGTAATCGCCTCAGCATTTGCCAGATTGTAGTATCGGAAGTATTGGTTTCCAATGGCACCATAGGCAGAGTTGAGTTGGATCTTTCTTGCCATTTGGATGTTGTTGAACTTTGATATATCTTTTTGTAGTGCCAAGGTCTCTGCAGGTGTCTTGGCATGTTCAAGATGCTGCTTTGCTTGTAGCATCCTTTTCTTGTAAATGGTACGTTCATCATAGATCTTCTGCATGATTTCGGGTAAGAACCCATGGATGTCTTTACGGTATTGAGCACCGTTGGCACAGACACAATAGTCTTTCTCAAAAGTTAGTTCCTCCTTAAGGATTCGATCAACTGTAACTTTTGGATGACGTTGTTCGACGAGGGTCTCTGGGGAAATATTATACTGCATAATAAGGTGAGGATACAGACTGTTGAGGTCAAAACTGACCACCCAATCATAGCATCCTGCAATCGGTTCCTTAACATAAGCACCTGCATACTTTTCGTTTTTCTTTGCTGCACCTTTTCGAGGTGGTACCACAACCTTTCGATCTGTAAGATAGTTATAGATGATAGTATCCCACATGCGAACCTGAGAATATACATCCTCAAAGTTTGCCTTGGCATCATATGACATAGTGATTGCTAGTTCAAGCAACTTCATCTTATCTTCCAGTCTGTCGATCAACTCAACGTCTTGGATGTTGTACTCCATAAACTTCTGCCAATCTTTTGTGTAGAAGTCTTTGAAGTTTTCATACTCACTATGATCGACCTTACGTTGTCCTAACTCAACGAAAGCGATATGGTCGAGTCGATATGACTCCTGGTTACTATAAGTAAACTTACGATAAAGATCAAGATAGTCAAGAATGTTGATCCCACTAAGGTCATAAGCATAGTTCTTCCGTCCTTGGACATAAACTTCCCTTTCGTTTGCACGATTCCAAGGTGACAATGATTTTGTCCACTTTGAACCTAATACTCTATTTACACGACGAGCAATGTATGGGACGTCATAAAGATTGACGTTCCATCCTGTCAAGATGTCAGGAGTGTTCTGTGCCCACCAAGTAATAAAGTCAGTAAGCATTTCATTTTCTGTCCAGAAAAACTTTGCCTTGACTCCTTCAGGGGGATCAAACTCACGCATCGCCCAAGTGTAATACTGTTTTGTCACCATGTCTTTGATGGTGATTGATAGCATTTCTTCTGCTGCTTCCTCTACTGAGGGGAAACCATTGTCACATTGAACCTCAATGTCCAATGCAAACATTTTGATTTTTTTGATATCGTAGTCTACACCGTCAGGAAACTCACGACGGATATACTGATATACGAATCTTTCATAACCATGCACCTCAAAACTTTCGACCCCATCATAGGTCTTGATAAATTCCCTTGCTTCCCTTGCAGTCTGAAACTGCATAGGTGCTACAGGGCGACCATCAAGGGTCTTGTATTCTTCGGTTGCATTCTTAGATAGAACATACAATGTAGGAGAAAACTGTGTACGAAATTGAACGGGTTCACCGTTCTCATATCCCCGATAAAGGATCGTGTCTCCTGCAAGTTGAATGTTTGTATAGAATGAACTCATGTATTGTTGTAGATCTCTACAAGTTTGGAACTCGGTTCCAGTATAGTAAAGATTTGATCAGATGTCAAGAACAAATCTCGTTGATCTGTGTACTTGGGGAAGGGTGTGATTTCCTCATCACCAACGACCTCAAAGCATTTTTCAATTAAGATGCTAGGTTCTTCATCTAGTTCAGTTATTTTGCCCAAGAGATACTGGGGACGATCCTTCAGGAGGATCAAACGTAACTCCTGTTGCAGCATTTCCTCTTCCACTTTCTGCCTCCACGATTTTGTTGTATTTTTCCTCTACCTCAGGATAGGTTTCGTATGCGCTGACAACTTCATCAAGTTTCAACATAATACTTCTATCCTTTGATAGGGGTGCCCAAGGTTCAAAACGAATATTGGGATTTGAGTTTTTGTTGAGACGTTCTTCACCCTCAACTTCCGTAAGCAACTCAGGTTCCTCACGATTCTCCAACCAAACATTATAAGGATAACGTAGTTGAAATGCTACTGCTTTCTCAGGGTCCTCTTTAGTAGTTACCTCGAACAGGTCAGAGATGACATCTTCACCGCCTTTTGTTCTTACGATTCTTACGCTCATAGTTCCTTTGTGAAATAGTTAACATACACTCTTTGATCAGATCCTTTAGGACCTGGTGATCTGCTTGCTTAGTGTTATCAGCAATGGGTCTCACATAACGCATTATATCATCTAAATGATCCTTTGGCAAGTCTAATGTTAGGAGATCCGATTCTCCATCGTAATTATTTGGTTTTAAATTCAAATAGATATTCATTAAAAAAAGAGACCTGCGAAGGGTCTCTGTTTAGTTCCATAGTATATAGTGTATCTTTAAAGATCTCCTGATGAAGTTTCTTTTTCACCCTGTCACTATATTCAACGTTGTGTTATGTGGCACTCTTGGAATGATTCAAGTAGTTCATACTCATGCTCATTATATGATGGAGATGGATGTCCATGCGTATTGTTTACAAAATGCTGAACATCAAGATAGACTCAATTCACCCTATGAGGATTATTGAATCTCATACACTTTAAGTTTTTGGTGATCTGGAATAACTTTCTTCAACTCGATTGTTAACAATCCATTATTGAACTCAACTTCACCGATCTCTACATCGTCGGATAAGTTAAATCCTCGTGTGAAAGATCTACCTGCCACACCTTTGTGTAGATATTGTTCTTGATCTGGTGCTTCTTCTTGGCATTTTGATTTGACAATCATAATGTTAGATTCAGTAGTAACTTCAATATCTTCTTTCTTCCATCCTGCTAGTGCTAGTTCAATACGCCATTTAACATTTGATTCTTTGACGATATTGTATGGAGGGTATGCTCCACCTGGAGATCCTGCTCCGTATGAATGCAGTCTGTAGAACAAATCATCTAGTCCTACACTGTAGCGGTTTGCTGCATCAAAAATTGCATTAACGTCCTTCGAGGACCATTTTTGTAAGTTTGTCATTGTGCTCCTTATTAAGCGAGTGTGAATGTGTGACCCGAAGCATCACAGTTATATTTAACTACATTCTAGTCCCTGACTGGTAGTGTACAGACCGAACCCTTTTGTAGGAAATACCTAACCTATATAGTGGTAGAACTCATATGAGGAAAAATGAAGAAAATTTTACCTCTCGTTATGTTACTCATGGCAGGAAGTGCTGCTCATGCAGGTGGAATAGTTAGTAAACATCAGTCTAGTTTACAACATACGGTAGAAGCAGGTTACAATTCATACACTAGAGTTGGTAATGCTTTTTCTATCTCTGGTACGAATGTAACTACATCACACACACCATCAGGTGGTAGTGCAGTTTCAGGTGGTATTGGTATTAACTCCTATAGTGCAACTACAGGTGTTGCAAGTGTTGGAGAAATTTCAGCAACACAAACTGGATCAGGATCATTCAATTTCAGTCAGTCATTCACAGCAGGTGATGCTGCAGGATCAGGTACTGATGAAGCATTGTTCGGTAATCAAGTCCACTACTCTGGTGGTACTGCAGGTAGTGCTGCTGTTGGTACTGTTACCAACGCACATGCTGTTACTCTTACAGGTGGCGGTTTAGCAGGTACTACAACTACTGGTCAATTTGTTAGTGAAATCTCTGTCTTTGACTAGACTTTAATGGAGAAAGACGACTATGGTGAACCTTTCATATATAATAACAAGAAAGACATATGTCCTAGGTGCGGTTATTGCTTTGACAAGTGCTGCACCTGCGATTGCGGTCCCCGTGGTGCCAAATTTTCAACAAGGCTCGATGACGTCTCACACGGAAACGACATCAAAAGTAGTAGAAACTATCAATTCGATGGACTACAACACTGGGTATCAATTTTCGGTAACAGGATCAGGCGTATCTGCAAGTGGTAATCTATCCCCTACCACTGAGAAATCAAATGTAATTATTGAAGGAGTGACTTCGACATGGACAGGAATAGGAACGAAACCAACGTTCACACAGACAACACCAGGGGCAGCGTTTCAGTTCACAGAGACCTATCAATCCCCAGGTCTTTCAAATCACACGGTAATCCAGAGGACTACCGAGGTTACAAGCGTAACCGACACAACAAGTATTTTCTCCCAGTAATTCTATGTCTAACACAACTAACAAATGCGATACCTGCGGTTGCGGAAACTGTAGGGGGAGTCAGTGCAACTGCTGCTCCCGTTGCAAATAGTTCGGGCTCAGTTACCAATCAAGCTATTCAGGTTTTACAAGGACCGTATATAACTAACACTTATGGTAATGGCATCCAATGTCAAGGACCGACTATGAATGTCACGCCATACGTTACAGGTAGTGCATCAGCACAAAAACCAAACGAACAATACTGGGATTCTCCAGTCTACAATATGTTAGACGCAGATGATAACGGAGTGCCAGATAATCCAGGAGAGATTTTATATTTTGTTCCGACAAGAACAGGACAGAAAGATAATTATAATTTAAGTATAGGTGTGTCTGCTACATGGTCTAACCCCATGGATAAGAAACTCCAGAAACTATGTAAAGAAGCAGCAGCATCAAACATCGCATTGATGAATCAGATGAATGCTAATAAACGCTTGGATTTTGAGATCGCGAGATTAAAAAATTGCGGTTCATTAATGAAAGATGGTATATCCTTCCATCCAAAGTCACCTTATTTTTCACTGTGTGCTGACGTGGTAGTACAAGGTGTTAATACTATTACACCCCACGTTCATAAGATTACACCTAACGAGGTTTCTTCGGACGCTTCACTTTTAAAGGAGGTAACCCTCTCTTTTGACGAATCGCGTTTGCCTTAACTTCAATTCTAGTAGGTTGACGAGGTTCTTTACCTAGTAACTTCTGAATCTTTTTAATAATTTGTTTGACTATAGGTTTGACAACTCTCAATAATAATGGTGTTGCTGCAGCAGCAGCGGTAGCTACTACAGCAATCGATGCAGTAGTGCTGACTTGATTTGCAGTTGGTAGAAATTTTTCGACTGCAGTTGTATCTTCATATAATACTACACAGATTTTACCATCTTCACTTAGTTCGTGACCAATAACTCTTTCATCTCCACTTGCTGTTAGGTCACCAACTCTAGGTTGATTAGGTCCAGGGCACTCAGTAGGTGGAGGTTTGACTGGAGGTATATCAGTATCAGTTTCTACATCATCTGGAGGTGGTGCTACAGGTGGAACTGGTGCCTGCATTTCATACTGTAACTGTTCTGGTGAGTAATCAATAGGATTGAATGAAGGTAAACCTGCATCACAAAATATCCTCGCACCCTTAGGATCGTCACCTACAATATTATCATTCTTATCACTACGTTCATGTGCCTCAACACATCCAGGAATGTTGATGATAGGTACACCAATCTGTTGAGTGACAGGAGGATATATCGGAATCGCCTGAGGGGGATCCGATGTTAACCATTTCGGTATATCACTTATGTAATTGTTTCTGACATTGATAGTTTGGATTTGACCTTGATCAATCCTTATTGTTGGTATCTCCATCGTCTACCTCACATGCATCATTGAGATCATTAACCATATTACCACCTATCTCTGAACCTTGTTCTCCACCGAACATAGCAATCCAACCTGCTGCTAACCAACCAACAAATGGGATTCCAGTGACAGCAGGAGCAACAGCAGCACCTACGCTAGTCCCGACAAGACGTCCCGTTTGTTTGCCACCACCGACCGCCTCGATACACGCGACAGACTTTTTTGAGATTCCTGCTTTGCCTCCTGCACTACCATCTTGCCATGAGCGAGCATTGGATACAGGTCCACCTTGATTGGTTGATCCGTCCATGACGTACTCTTCAACAACTTGTGTCTTGGTTCTCCCGAATCCGAGAAACCCAGAAGGTTTTACAATGTCCTTAGTGATGTACATCGTCTTAGGATCATTTGCTTTGTAACTAATCTTATATCCAGATTCGTCTGCAGTAGCAACGTAAGAAGTATAAGGTCCTGCAGGCAGGTTTAACTGTGGTATTTTAGACTCGTTTCTAGTTGCAAGCATACCAATCATACCAATATGAGAAGCAGCAAATAAACTACCGACTACACCTATTGAGATCCATTTAACATTCATGGCATTGAGGGCAATTTAACATCTGGGATGGCAGATCCTGTTGTCTCAGGAATGATACCTTCGACTACATTAGGAAGTGCTGAAGAGATTCCTGCACCTAAAGAACCTAACGCTTTCTCCTTTAGATCTTCGATGATGGCATCTTTCTGTGTATACACATACACAGCACCACCAACAGCAGAAATAGAAACAGCGAATGATGCAATGGCAAGGACGTTAATGATTTTTTGCATGATGATTACTTAGTATCAGAAGGGACAATTTTTACAGGACCTTGTTCGATCCTTATAGTTTGGGCAGGAGCAGTCTCGGATGCCTTAGCGATAAGAAACTCCATATCTTTTTTAGATATGTTTGCACCACCACCATTTTCACCGTTCTTTTTCTTACCTCCCGCTTGGACACCGAAGGTAGCTACGACTCCTGTGAAGACCGAAGCTATGAAAGTTGGATCCATATCCTGTTTAGGAATTTTCAATGCAGGTGGCAAATCAACATACGCTAATGTTAAAATTCCACCAGACCAAATCAAGATTCCAAGTCGCACAAAGGTAGAAAGGATAGCAAGTTGCTCCTCCTTATCCTCTGCTGCTTCTTTAATTTTACCTAAGATACCCTTCTTAGGGTCTTCTTTTTTAACTGCATCTGCCATGATAATTATTCTATTGTATTATTATCTATAACATAAAGATTTCCACTTATTGAGATACGGTGATCATCTGTAGTATAAAATGGATTAACACCGTGATTAAGGCGTGCAGGGAAGAATGCTATCTTCCATTCAAATGATTTGTCTATGTGTAAGTACTCTGTATCCAGTCCACCTAGTGCTGTGTTGTACTGGAACATGAATGATGCTGTCTCATTTCCGTTTGTCTTATATCTTTTTCTTTCTTCTTCTAAGTCATATGGAACTTGCACCCAGATCACAAACGAAAACAACCCACTGTGTATGTGCAGAGGGTTGAAGTCGTATTTATTCTGGAAGTTTACCCAGAGTCTTTTTAGTTCAAAGTCACACTCACTGATTTCTCTCATTGTCTCTGCTACACCCATAGCAGGTTGGAAACCAAACTGCTTGATGTATTCATATGAAAGGCAACGAGTGAATGCACTAATCTCCTTGGATAGGGGTAAAGTCCATTCTTCTTCTATATGACCCCTCAGAGAGTCTCTAGCGTCCGTCTCAGGGGTCTTCTCTAGTGTGTTGATGCTATGCTGTAATTCTTCAACTACTGCAGGGGGAACCTCTGCTAGTAGGTATCCAGGACTTTTAAACCACTGGACATGATAATTAAAGTCGCTCATTCTGTAGTGCGTTTCTTTCCAATATTGTATTTAGACTCTAG